ACTAACTTGAAGTTTTTTGCAGTCCTCTTGTGTTTGAACTGGGGGAGAATATGTGGTTGGTCTACTCCCTCCAGCCGGAGTTACTAAAACCCATGCCAAAATAAATGTAGTCATTGTTGTTCTCCTGTAGCTTTGACGAAAGTTGCTTCGGCAATCTTTCGAGCGCCCCAAGAATCTCCTTGCGCAATGTAAAGTCCGATTCTTTCAAGCGCCTCCACCAACTCAGCATTCACCTCATGCAATCGGCGCAGTTCGGCGGCGGCTTCGTAGCGCGTAGATTCAAATGGCGTGTCTCGTAGTTCATCAGCCAGCCGCAGGGCTTCGGGTTGTTTACTCATTTGATTTCCTTCCCTCTGTATTATTCTTTTACGCCAAAGAGTCATTTAAGATCGTCCAAGTTGGCTAGGTCCCGTGCTGTTCTGAGCACCACGAGTATTGCTTGCTCAGGACTATTGGCAACTTCAACTGCACCACGCCAATCTCTGTGCCAGATAACCTGATCCGGGGTTAGCTTCTGACTTGACGGTGGTTTGCTGCCGTCCTTCACTTCAATCAGGATATTGAACCCTTTGTATCCCACCAGAAGATCGGGACATCCCTTGCCTACTGAATGCAGGTGCTGGATCGAACAGCCCATGTGACGCAAAGCTTTGACTATTTCCTTTTGGTTTTCATCTACCTTTGCGGCTCTCATACCACTCCTGTCGTTTAGCGATGATGCCTTCTTTGGCTGTTGAGTATTGTTCGCAGTCAACTAAGGCACGCAGTGGCATAAAGACTGCACCATGTCTCTCTATGCTTGCTGCCATACATCTGCCAAAGCCGACTGCTACGTGCTGCGGATAATCCCGCATGTTAAAGTTTCTGCAATTGAGGCAGCGTTGCATGTAGTTTCCCGTAAAAGCTTGGAGACTTTCTATCTCGACAATCAAAGCACACCCATCGTCTAGTTCTGTTGCAAGACTTCCAGTACCCTTTGGTTATGTCTCGATAGTTGTGACATGAGCTGCACCATTTCTCGTTATCTTTTTTTTCCACAGATTTTTTCCTTAACATCCTTGACGTTGGCATCGAACCACCATGCCACGCATGCCTTGTCCATTGATCCCTGCCCGGTAAGTGCGTCGTGGTATCCGCGCTGGTACTCTCTGTCCCGTTCCTCTGTCAGCTTGTAGACCAAGCCATAGATCACGGCAAACATAAGCAGCATGATGGCTACGCTTCTCATAATTTATTTTTAATTTCTTCTATTGGAATCTGGAACCTGTCATGGATAGCAAGGATTAAGGCTGGGGTGACGGCTCTTTTCTTTGCCCTGAACTTACTGAGAGAACTTGGCTGTATGCCAATCTCCAAGCACAGTCTCTTGTCATTTTTTAAATCGAAGTTTTCGATCAAAAAGTCGAACAGTTTGTGTGGATGCCTCGGCAGTTTTTTTATCTCTAACATGGACGTACTCCCTCATTGTTATTTGTACATTGGTTGCCACTGCGGTAGTAGGTTGGAACCTGTTGGGATCGCTCTTGTCCTGTTCCAAGATGTACTTGCCGCGCTCTCGTAGGTATTGCTTAGCCAGTTCAAGTTTGACGTTGTGGTCCATTGTCTGCCCTCACTGAATCAGTTGTTCCTTCTTCTTCCCGCATGATTGCGCCCAGATGTTTGAGCCTAGTCTGGTAAGCCTGTGTCAAAACCACCTTCACCAAGTTTGGCAGTGCTTTGATAACAGAATCGTTAGCTTCCCGTAGTTCCCGAAGCTTTGTCATGCGGCTTCTGGGCGCAGCTCTGCCTGCCTTTGCGACCTTATCGGCCAGATCATTGTACTGAATTAGCCAGTTGTCAAGTGATCCTGTATCGATTGAGTCCTTGCCCGGAATGAACAGAGTCCACGTAGAGCTGTCACCTTCCCGCGATGAATCATCTGCTGGCGTCTGCTGCGCTTCCTCCTGTGGTGTGTCCACGACCGCTTCGACAGTCTCCGTGACACTGACCTCAACATCTGCTGGTAGTTCGATGGTCTCGACCGGCTCACTTTCGGTAACTTCCTCCTCATAGATTTCCTCTATCATTTTTGGCGGAGCTATAGCATCCAATGGATTGGCTGGCGTGATGTCCTTGACTGGCCGTGGCTTAGCTTCCTCCGGATAATCCTCTGCTTCCTCTACTGTTATCAATCCTTTAAGTACATCTGGGAATGCGTCACGCAGGGCAAAGCCTCGAGCTCTCATCTGTAACATGCGCTTTGGGTATGCTGTCCACGGCCCACTTTTCCCCCACAATCCTGCCCGTTTGGCGTCCTCGACGGAAAACTTGCAGGTAACTGGCTTACGGCCTCTCCTGTGGACTATACAAATGGCTACTGGGTTTTGGGTGCCTTCACCCTCAATCGATTCCTCAACGCCTTCACAGAGCGGACTGGACTGCACCAAAGCCAGTGCTGCATCCCCATAAACCGATGGCTTGCCGTTGATAACGGAGATGTTCTGCAAGGCTTGGATGGGTGCCAGACCGATCTCGTATCCCCATTGCACTGCGACAAGAATGTCCTCTGGTTTTCCCTGATAGTTTTTTGGCACCATCTGGCTGCGAGCAAGCCGTTCTGAGAACTCGATAGCCTCTGTCATGGTCTGAGGTGTAAACCCCTTATGTGTTACAAGTGCGCTCATTTCTCCCTCGCTTTCAGCATTGCGTCGGCAATTGCATACGCCACCTCCGCTAGTTTTTTAGGCCCGTCTCCTGCAAATACTGTGTTTTTGCCGTTCAAAACTGCGTCCCATATTTGCGCCCCCGTCATTGCTTGAGCTGCAAAGTAATCGCGCAGGTCCATTCCTTCGTGCCAAGTAGTTGTGTACCGTGGGCTATCTGGATGGTTCGGGTTATAAGTCATGACTGAATAAGGAAATGCTTTCATTTTTTTAATTCCTTCCGTAGTTTTCTGATCTCTGCGATCAGCTTCTTTTGGTATGTGTACATCTTGGCAATGTGTTTAGCTTCTTCCTTCATGCCGTGATTGTCTAGCCATCTGGCAATTGCTATCGAGTCGCCAAAGAACTTGTGCTTGTCGATCAGGTCTAGGTCTCGTGTCGTTTTCATAGGTCTTTGTTTTCCTTTATTGACAGGCTGGATTGCCGCACTGTGTAGGATTCTTTGGCGGGTACTATGCGCTCTGCTGTAGCCTTGTAGCTACGCATGGGCCAGCTCACTGTGTACTTGCCGACCTTTGCCTGCGTGGCCTGCTGCATGGCTTCTTTGATGCGTTTCTCTCTGTCATCAATGATGGCTTCGCATTGCTTGATGTCCTGCTTTGCCTCGTGAATATCTCTGGCATATTGCTCGAACTCACCGGCCAGAAAAACAGTTTCGGGGGTTCCGTCAGGCCATGTCCGGTTAGCATCCTCAGAGTTGACAGGCGGATAGTAGTCGATGTGTTTCTCGCTTGTCCAGATGTCAAGTCTGCGCTGGAAGTCTAATGCAGCTAGGTGAATAGCCCGGATGGTAGATTCGTGGGGAGCAAACAGGAATATGCGCAGCTCACTGGCTTGATATAGCACGGCTACAGCGCCCCATTTAGCGCCGGTAATATCCATTTGTGCCTGAAGCTGAATCGGTCCCCTGTAAAGCGGCAGGACGTCTTCCGGGGCCATCTTTGTAACCTTAGCTTCGAGGATACCCGGTCCGTCAAGGGTAATGTCGTCCTGACCTACCACATAAATGCCGTGTTCCGGGTTGGACACGATGGTTGCGCCCATTCCGTCTGCGGTGCCGTCCAAAGAACAGCAGAGCGGCAGGTTGGGGTGGAAAAAAGCGTCTATGAATTCCGTCTGTAAATTTGTGGCGTGTAGACGTTTCGCACATTCCCGAAGGACGATGGGTTCGAGGTGGTTCCCCCATTGCATTGCCTCATTGCCAATGTCTTCAGGTTCTTTGCCTCCGAGGGCATCGATTGAGAATGACAGTTCGTCATTAGGTGTGCGGTATTTGCTGTACCCCATAACCGCAGGCAAGCGGGACGCGGACAGCATTGTATTGGGCGTGACTTTTCCAACCATGAAAAGCTCCTTCATAGATTTTGTTAATTGGTTTTGCCGGTTAGATAGTTGCGCTCATTCCCGACCGGCGGCAGGATTGATTCTGTATATTGTCTCTTCGATAAGTTGGTCCGATAGTGGGATGCCTGAGTCAGTAGCAGACTTCAGCAGTAGCAGGCAAGCCACGGCCTCTGATTCTGTGAGGCCGTGTGCTCTGCGGAACAGTTCGTCAATGGTCATCGGTAATAGCGGAGACCGTCTATTGGACAGACTGTCCAACGTTTCAGGCTTCCGTCCGGTTTTGTGAACAGAATCCGGGGGATGTCCTTGTAATGGGTTGCGCCATAGCCGAAGCGTATCTCTGCGCGTGTGGGCGGCCTGTGGGCGGTTAATTTGGGCAGATCAGGGTCAAATGTGAGCATGGTTATTCACCTATTGTTGCTTTATTAATAATTGAGCGAATATATTCTGTTATTAAGATTCCACGGGCCGGGAGTATGTAGACTCATGATTAAGCCTCCGATTAAGCGCGGATAAGGTATTCAATGCCGTCAAAATCGACGGACATGTAGTCCTGTTCAGCTTCCCGTGCTGCGGCCTCATAATCGATGGTGATGTGCCTGTAAGGCCAATTGCCGGAGGTTAATTCTTTCGGCAGTTCGTAGCAGTCATCGATAATCTCGGCGATATAGTCTACAAAATAAGACCGGCGAATAAGTTGCTCGCCGTAAATCCAGTCGGGGGAATCCTCGGCCTCGTCCGCTAGCGCGCGAAGTGCCGCAAGCTCGGCTTTTGCTTCGAGGTGTTCATCATGTAATGACAAAATGCCTTCCGGATTTTCGTAATCTGCAACCATTTCTTCCAGTTCTTCAATGCGGGCGATTACGTCGCGGCTGTCGATCACGTCTTCAGTGTTGCAAATAGTAGTATTCATCATGATATTAATTTCCTCTTTGGTTAATTAATGTGCAATTGCTTCGATGATTGGAAAGCTTGTCAGGTATTCGCTAACGCCTGCTGCCGGTTTCTTGACCTCAGGAATGTCGCACCATTGGGCGAATTGCTCTGCTGCCGGATGAGTAGGAAATTTGACAATATCCTTAATCTCGATGCCCTTCAGAGGGCCGGACACAAAGCGTTTGAAGTAGGTCACTTGGTACATGGCGGCCTCACAATTCCAAAGCTGCCATTGCACCGCCGAACAGGGCAGTGCCGAAAGCAAAGGTGAATTCGAGGTTATCCAATTGGCCGAGATACCATGCGCCAAGAACGAAGCCCGCAAGCAGGAGGCAAACGATTGAGAGAAATAGATTAAATGGTTTCATTGTCTGACCTTTCCGGTTAGTTGACAAATGCCAGCAGTGCTGACAAACCGAAGGATAGACTGTAATTGGCGAACGTCAATAAATAAATATTGATTGATTATTGCAAAGTGATAGCATGCGCCTATGAATCAAAAAGCGACATTCATTAGGTTACGTGAAGACGTCCGGGAGATGTTGGACAAGCTTGCCAATGACAGCAGGATAAGCCGCAGCAGGATCGTGGAGCAGGCAATCAGGGAATACTGCCGGAATCAGGAAAGCACGTCGGATAAGGTTGCACGGATGATAAAAGATGCAAAGCTTTGAACTGCCGGAACCGCCGAAGATTGTCCAACAGCCGCCGGTAGATCGCAGGGCATATTCAATTATCCCGATTCGGGCGGTCAGGGACAGACGGCTGAAGTTCACAAGCTTAAAACTACTCGTCGCAGTCAGTAGTTATGCGAACAGGGCGGGCTTATGCTGGCCGGGTTTTGACAATCTAGCCAAAGACTTGGGCGTCACAAGGCAAACAATCAGCAGACAGATGAAACGTCTCGTCGCGTGGGGATATATCACAAAGGTCAAAAATCACAGTTGGGGGAGAACTGCGCAGATCATGCGGGTAATCTACGATGAGAAGTTGTCAACTAATGAACTGCTGCAAGTTATTGCCTTCGAAGATAAGCCGCCGGGACATCAACAGCGCATCCTTCAGAAGTCAATCGAAGCCTCAAATGTTAAATCTGAAGAGCCGCAGAAAGTAACAGTTGAGACAGAAGGATTAACGCGGGGAAACAGTGTTGAGGAAAAGTTAAGGGTTGTGGAGTGTGTGAGACTGTGGAAGTCCGCCTGCCAGTCTGCTAACATTAGCAGAACTGTAACGCCTGAAGACATTGCAAGCTTGGAAAGAATTGCTGAGGCCGGGGTTAGTTTTGGTGCATTCGAGGCCGAGGTTTGCCGTGTGTTTGATGATTGGCGGCAGTTTCGCAGAGAGCCTCCGCATCGTCTGTCATACTTCGCACGGTTAGCAGTCTGAGAAGAGGCGATATGCCCTCCCCCCGGGGGTCGCCTGTATCGCTGGGTCCTACTCTCAATTTTTTGCTGATATTTTGTGGCCTACAGGATTGAGTCTTAATTTTTTTTAAGTCTAATATTGCGCTTTTAAATGAACATTTTGTATAAAGCGCTGTATGACGCACTGCCTACAGGCTTTTGTGGCCTGCTGGCTGTGCTTCGAGGTTAGTGGTTCTAATGGAGTCTTAAGGCCTAGATGCTTCTTTTTTGCGTAACCGGCCACCCGATAGTAGTAAATACATCAGTTATAAAGGTGACAAGTTGTGAGCAAAGCAGTTGGAGCATCAAGTCTCGCTTTGTTAGAGCGCTGTGGTATCACCAGATTACAGGAAGCTTTCGCCACCATAACCAAGGCCTATCCTCACGGAATCAACCTTCACAGTATCGACCTGCTTGCAGGCTAAGGGTGTGCTGTCACTAGCTTAGCCTCGACGGGCGACTGTTCGCCAACTGCCGTCTTTAAAACAATGTATCAGAACGTCCAGCCCTTTTCAAACGAATTTATCAGTCTATTCGCAGAATGTCGGGCTTTTGATTTCTCTTTCTTAACCTTTTCCTTATTGGAAATATTCTTCTTAGTTATTTTCTTATTTGCAATTTCTTGGGATAACTGTTTTCGCCAGTCTTTCATGGCTTGCTCAAGGTTCTCCCGTTTCTTCTGGGTAGACTTTTCTAAGGCTGTAAGTTCTATAGACATAAAAAAACCCACTAGGAAGACCTTGTTCGCACCCCCCGTAGTACCGGAGGCAAGGCCTTGCTAATGGGTTCTTACTATCTGGTGCGAAACAGACGAGATAAGTATATAGCAGATCAGGAAAACTGTGTTAATGTTATTTTCCTCTTAAACGGAGAGCCACATGAATAATGGTAATAAGCAATATGAGTTGCGTGATGACAATGGCAACTTGTTTTTGAATAAGAAGAAGAAGTCGGAGAGTAGTCCTGACTGGTCTGGGAAGATGAAGTTAAATGGGCAGGAGTTTTATCTGTCTGCGTGGGAGAAAAAGACTAAGAATGGAGAGGTGTTCTATTCTGTCAAGCTTGGGAAGATGGTTGCAGCCCAGCCTACGATGAGCCAGCATAGTATAGATAAGGGCAATGGATATGCCCCTGCCGATAAGAATGATTATATAGACGATCCCATACCGTTTTGATATAAATGGCAGCGGGAAAGCGGATACTGTGCCTCTGAGTAATCGGGGGAGCGCACACAGGCGTAGCTATCCCACTTGATTAACCCAAGGTCAGTGGTCAATCTGACAGCCGGGAAAGACCGGCACTTACACGCATGGGCACTTGCTGACGAGCTGACCGCACCACAGCTCACGAGAAAGAGGTGAGTGTCCAGTCGTATAAGTATTGGGCCAGCCGGAGGTGCCGCAGGTTTATGCTTTTTCCTGCTAACACCGGCAGTGTGGACCAGTCTCGTTACGAGCTCCATGCTGGAAGACCACACAGACACCTCGGAAAGACGAGGAACTACAAGGACACTATGGCAGTCACTAAACAAATTCCAAGCATAAAGCATTGGGGTGGAGTCAAGAACGTCCAGCAGCGTCTGGGTGGTTCAGCCACTATCGCCAAGAACAGAGAGGCAGTCGCCTACTCCCTGCTGACCATCGCTAATACAAAGCTAACCGATGTGATGGAATGGGACGACATGGGCAATATTAAGGTCAAGCCCAGCAAAGACATCCCAGAGCATGCCCTGCAAGCTATTAAGTCTATTAAGGTCAACGAGCGTACCGACAAAGACGGAAACACCACCAGAACATTGGACATTGAACTGTACGATAAAGTTGGTGTGCTGAGAATACTGGCTAAGGCTAGTGGACTACTGGATACTGCTGACGAATCAGATAAGCCCAGTGTTATCGGAATTAATGTCAAAGCCCCTGAGATTATCGACGTGGAGCCCTCTAATGAACCGTGATGACATTACCCGCATGGCGCTGGAAGCTGGATTTACTGATGCAGATAACGGTCGCGTATGGATAACAGACGGTTATTGGGACGATGAAATTAAACGCTTCGCCGCCCTAGTCGCAGCAGCAGAACGAGAGCAATGCGTAAAGATTGTTATGGAAGATGTGGATAGCTACGACGAAGAAGCCTATAACGCCCTTCGAGCAAGAGCATTTGCAATCCTCGAAAGGGGTAAAGCGTGAGCAAAACCAAAGATACAGGCTCAAAAGCTATGCCCGTCACAGGGCTAAACCTAGACTTTTCCACTAGCCCTGTCGTCTGGAAGTTCTTGCAGTCTAAAGGTTTTGTTCGTGGCGTCATGGGTCCTGTAGGTAGCGGTAAGTCTTATGCCTGCTGCGCAGAGATTATGATGAAGGCAGTGCAGCAAGCACCTAGCCCCATCGATGGCATTAAGTACAGCCGCTTCGCTATTGTCAGGAATAGCTATCCAATGCTCAAAACCACGACGATTAAGACGTGGCTAGACCTGTTTCCTGAGAATACCTTTGGTCCTTTACTGTGGACGCCACCGATTACCCACCATATTAAACTGCCAGCAAGAGATGGCGCTGCTGGCATTGACTGTGAGGTGATATTCCTTGCGCTGGATCAGCCGAAAGACGTTAGGAAGCTCCTGTCACTTGAGCTTACCGGGGCATGGGTTAACGAAGCTAGGGAACTTCCTAAAGCTGTTATCGATGGTCTTACTCATCGTGTTGGTCGCTATCCCACTAAGCGTGATGGCGGCGCTACTTGGCATGGCATTATCCTTGACACTAACCCTATGGACGACGACCATTGGTGGTTTAGGATGGCTGAAAAGGAGAAGATGAGTGGTGCGTATAAATGGGAGTTCTTTAGACAGCCCGGAGGCGTCGTCGAAGCTGATCTGGGAGAATTACCAGACAATCCTGAAGCAAACGATTTTATATATAGCGCAGGAAGATGGTGGAAGCCAAACTCCAAAGCTGAAAATATCTCAAACCTCCCCGCTGGCTACTACCAGCAAATGCTCTTAGGCAAGAACCTAGATTGGATTCGTTGCTACGCAGAAGGTAAATACACCTACGTTCAGGAAGGCAGACCCGTCTGGCCTGAGTACGACGACAATATGATGTCGGCAGACTTAGAGTACGACCAAAGCCTGCCCATCCACGTAGGACTAGACTTTGGTTTGACCCCAGCCGCAGTAATTGGACAGAAAATGCCCTCAGGGGCATGGCATGTCCTGCACGAGATTGTCACTTTTGACATGGGCCTTGAGCGATTCGGTCAGCAATTGCTGGGTGAACTAAACGCCAGATTCCCCAAGTCTCAGATTATGGTCTGGGGCGATCCCGCAGGTATGCAGCGTGACGCTATCTACGAAGTCACAGCCTTTGACCACCTGCGAACCCTCGGATTACGCGCTCAACCTACCCCGTCTAACGACTTTAAAGTACGACGCGAGGCAGGGGCCGCCCCAATGCAAAGGTTAATCCACGGCAAACCGGGGCTTTTGGTAGACAAGAGTTGCAAATTATTAAGAAAGTCCTTGGCTGGCGGCTACCACTTCAAACGAGTAGCCATCGGCGCAGGACAAGAACGATTTAGGGACTCGCCAAACAAGAATGAACACTCCCACGTAGGTGACGCCTTCGGATACCTGCTGCTTGGTGGTGGCGAACATAGAAGAATGACAACCAATTCAGGTAGATCAGGTGTGCCAATGGGCATGCAATCTACTGCCGCTACAGACTTCGACGTTTTTGCTTAAATAATGATAGCGCAGTGCTATCATATCCTTGATGTTTAAGGCAAAGTCGATAGAATTTCCTCAGATATTTCGTATTTGGAGGTCCTATGCCTTTTTTTTGGGTAGCTGCTGCCACCTTGGCAGGCTCTGTTTATCAAGCTGACCGGGCAAGTTCCGCTGCACGTAAGGCTCGTGAGGCATCTTCAGCCGAGGCTCGTCGTGCTGCACAG